TCTACAACAATTACCTTAACTGGTACTGGCTTGCCTAGCGCAATTCCTATTGGAACAGATGTAGCTTACGTTGCGGCAAACGGGCAAATCATTCAAACGGGTTCTTTTGTAACCGCCGCAGCTTCAGCCGCTGCAACGTCAGTTACGATTAACTCTGCGATTGCTGTGCCGGGTAGTGTTGTAGCAATTCCTGCTTCTTCCACTATAGTGTTCACCCAGTTTCCTGAAGTATTGGTTAAATTTAACCAAGCACTGCACGGTTACTACTCTGCCACTGGCGCATAAGGAGCAACTAAAATGGCTATTTCCCGTGCCCAACTACTCAAAGAACTGCTCCCTGGCCTGAATGCATTGTTTGGTCTTGAGTACGCCCGTTATGGTGAGGAACATAAAGAAATTTATGAAACCGAAACCTCTGAGCGTTCTTTTGAAGAAGAAACCAAGCTTTCTGGCTTTTCTGCCGCACCTGTCAAGAACGAAGGCTCTGCCATCGCTTATGACAATGCTCAGGAAGCATGGACTGCTCGCTACAACCACGAAACCATCGCTATGGGCTTCTCCATCACGGAAGAGGCAGTGGAAGACAACCTGTATGACTCGTTGTCCAGCCGCTACACCAAATCGTTGGCCCGTGCAATGGCATACACCAAGCAGGTCAAAGCTGCCTTTGTGCTGAACAATGCGTTTAGTGCTGCGGTGACTTACGGTGACGGAGTGGCCCTGTGCTCTACCGCCCATCCGTTGATCTCTGGTGGAACCAACAGCAACCGCCCCACCACCGCCTCTGACTTGAATGAGACTTCGTTGGAAAACGCAGTTATTCAAATCGCTGGCTGGACGGATGAGCGTGGGTTGTTGATCGCCTCCAAGCCCAAGAAGTTGATTGTTCCCCCGAACTTGATGTTCGTTGCAACCCGCCTCCTGGAGACGGAATTGCGTGTCGGTACTACCGATAACGACATCAACGCTCTGAAGAACAATGGTTCGATCCCAGAAGGTTACTGCGTTAACCATTATCTGACCGACACCAACGCTTGGTTCTTGCTGTCTGATGTGCCTAACGGCCTGAAGCACTTTATCCGTACCCCGCTGTCCAACTCCATGGACGGTGACTTTGATACCGGTAACGTGCGTTACAAGGCCCGTGAGCGTTACAGCTTCGGCGTTTCGGATCCTTTGGGAATTTTCGGTTCACCCGGATCTTCTTGATAGGTAAGTAAAAAAGGGGGCCACAAGCCCCCTTTTTTCTTGTGTCCGTTTAAACTACATGGTATAAATGAGGCATTCCGGGAAACCCGGTGTATCAAACAGTCCCGGCTGACTGTCATGCAAGATTGATACGCCTTAACGCATGGAGCATTGATTATGGGATTCGCAACTCACCTTGGCCCTTGGTTGTTGGGCACTGTCCGTAACACCACCGGCACGACTGTCGGCACGATTGAAAACTGCGGCGCAACCGTTGTTTCTCAAACCTTCAAAAAGAACTACACCGGTCAGGCTGCTTCAGCTACCACCGACACCATTTGTGTGTTGCCTGCTGGCGCTCAAATCCTTGAAATTAACATCGACACCATTGTTGCGTTCACCGGCTCCACTGCCGCCAACGTCAGCATTGGGGATGGCACTACCGCCGCCTTGTACTGGGCCGCTACAGATGTGACTTCTGCTGGCCGTGCGGCTATCAGTAACGCAGCCGCTAAATTAGGCGCATGGTGCGGCGCAGCCTCTACTGCATCCCCCAACGGGATTGGTATTGGCGCAACGGACGTTAAAGTGATCGCCACAATGACTCCAACCGTTGCCGCAGTGACCGCAGGTACTGTGCAGTACACCATCGTCTACACGGTTGCCGACTCTAACGGTTCGCAGTTCCCAGCATCCGCTTAATTGATCCAGGGGGCTTCGGCCCCCGCTTCACAGGAGATTAATTATGGGTATGCAAACAGACGTTAAGTCAGCGGCTGCGGCTGCTGGAGCGACTACTACTATCTTTGGTGGGCCCGCCCGCATTAAAGGTATATCAATCAGTTACTCAACGGGCGCAACGGTTGTATTAAATGACGGAACAGGCGGGACAGCTATGTTTTCATTTACTGCGCCAGCGGCGGCGGGTTCTATCTACATTCTGTTCCCTGGAGAAGGTATTAAATGTAGTACCAACATCTCCGCAGTGGTAGGCGCGACAACAACCGCAGTAGTGTTCTATGGCTGATAAGAGCTTCAACTTGGTGGGACGCAAGCTTATGATTGCGATCCCTTGTTACGATGGCAAGGTCAACATCAAGACCTGCTTTGCCATAGCGCAACTCGTCCCCAAGTTGGACAAGATGGGTGTCCAGATTCATCTGGTTCACCTGTCTGGATGCTCAATCATCACCAAGGCCCGCAACAAGTTGGTGGCCAACTTCATGGCTTCAGACTGCACAGACATGCTGTTTGTGGATGCTGATGTGGTCATCAATGTGGACGCAGTGACTCGCCTGCTGGCCCTGTCCACAGACCGGGACATTGTGGCTGGTACGTACCCCCGCAGAGCCGCAGATGCCAAGTTCTTCTTGGACTTCTACCTGGATGAACACAACCAGTTGGAGTTTGACGAGAACGGTCTGATGCGGGTGGAGAGCGTGGCCACTGGGTTCATGCTGATCCGCCGCCATGTCGTTGAGTCCCTGATTGCAGCCCACCCTGAGTGGAAGTACAAAGGCGACGGAGACGGCGCAGATGAGTACGCGGTCTTTGACTTTGCCATTGTCAATGGCGAGTACATCGGTGAGGACTATTTGTTTTGCCGCAGGGCCAGAGAGCACGGGTACAAGATTTACCTCGACCCCATGATCAGCTTGCCGCACATCGGCACACAAGAGTTCACCCGTAATTTTGAGCAAGACGCTTTGCAGCCGCTCCTCAAGGAGCATGCAAAACTGCACTTGAAAGTAGCAAATGGCTAAGTCACCAGCATGGCAACGCAAAGAAGGCAAATCCGAGAAGGGCGGCTTGAACGCCAAGGGTCGGGCTTCCTACAACAAAGCCAATCCCGGCAAGCCGGGATTGAAAGCACCGCAGCCCGAGGGCGGCAGCAGGCGCGACTCTTTCTGTGCAAGGATGACTGGGATGAAGAAGAAACTCACGTCCGAGAAAACAGCCAAAGACCCCAACAGTCGGATTAACAAGAGCCTCAGGGCTTGGAAGTGCTGAGATGGAGATGGCTATCTGGAACGCTATTTTGACGGCCTTTCTGGCGTTGCTTGGTTGGAACCTGAAAGAGAAGTCCGATGAGATCAAACGACTTCAGATTTTGATTAACAGAACGCGTGAAGAGATGCCCAAAGAGTACGTGACCAAAATAGACTTGCACACAGACATCAACCGTATCATGGACAGGTTGGACCGGTTGGAGACCAAGATAGACATGTTTATGAAGGAGCAGCGAAGTGCCCTCTCATAGCGCAAAGCAGCACAGATTCATGGAGGCGGTGGCCCACAATCCATCGTTCGCCAAGAAAGCAGGAGTCCCACAGTCCGTGGGCAAAGAGTTCAGCAACGCCGATAAAGGCAAAACATTCTCACGAGGTGGTGACATGAAAGAATCCAAAGCAATGGTCGGTAAAGAAATGGCCTTCATGAAGAAAAAAGGCGCTCCTGCTTCCATGATGAAGCACGAGAAGGCCGAGATGATGGGCATGAAAAAAGGTGGCATGAAGAAGATGGCTGCTGGCGGCTTCACCCGTTCGGCTGACGGTATTGCCACAAAAGGCAAAACCAAAGCTACCCAGATCAAAATGGCCAAGGGCGGTCGCGCCTGCTAAAGGGGTATCCCATGGGACGTTTTACAAGACACGGCATGGACAACCAGCCGCTTGAGGGCGGTGGCGGGGGTGGGAGTGGCATTGCCAGCAAAATTGGAAATGCTATGGGTGCCGCTGGTGCCGCCGGGGTGGCAGCTACTCCAGTTATTTTTGCCCATAAGGCCAGTGAGTTGGCAAAAGAACGTGAAGCCGCTGCTGAAAAGAAGCGGGAAGCTGCCGCTGAGATGAAGCGGGAAGCCCGTGGTGTTGAGAAGTCTGGTACTGACAGAGCGCGGGAAGCCGCCAAGGTTATTTCAGACGACGAGAAATACACCAAGGAAAGGCCAGAGCAGAAGTATGCCAAAGGCGGCATGACTGCTTCCAAACGTGCAGATGGCTGCGCTACCAAGGGTAAAACCCGTGGAAAGTTTGTATGATGTCCAGTCGTGGTATGGGGGCCATGAACCCGTCCAAGATGCCCAAAGGCGTTAAGAAAGCCCGTCGGGATGACACTGACTTCACTGAGTACGCCAAAGGCGGAACGGTGAATGCGGCTGGGAACTACACTAAGCCAAGCATGCGTAAACGGATTGTGTCCCAGGTGAAGGCTGCGGCCACCCAAGGCACAGGCGCTGGCAAATGGAGCGCGAGAAAAGCGCAGCTTGTGGCCAAGAAATACAAAGCCGCGGGCGGGGGATACAAAGATTGAAAGCGCCGCAGACTTCCCTTAAGAACTGGGGTGACCAGAAATGGCGTACCAAGTCGGGGAAGCCTTCGTCCAAGACGGGGGAGCGGTACCTCCCAGAAGCTGCGATCAAGTCTTTGTCCCCTGCCGAGTACGCCGCCACTACCAAGGCCAAACGAAAAGGCAAGGCGGCAGGTAAACAGTTTGTGGCCCAGCCCAAGAGCATTGCAAAGAAAACGGCAGGATTTAGATGACCACAACCGGCGCTACATCGTTTAACCCTGACTTCACGGAGATTGCCGAGGAAGCATGGGAGAGGGCTGGCCGTGAGATGCGTTCTGGCTACGATCTGCGTACTGCACGCCGGTCTATGAACCTGATGACCATCGAATGGGCCAACCGCGGTTTGAACATGTGGACGATCGAGGCGGGCTCTTTTCCGCTGGTGCAGGGGTTGAACACGTACCCGCTGCCATTGGATACGATTGACCTGCTGGATCATGTGATCCGCACGGGCGGCAACAGCGCCACCACTCAAGCTGACTTGTCCATCACGCGTATTAGTGTTTCTACCTACGCCACAATCCCCAACAAATTAACCCAAGCCCGGCCTATTCAGGTCTGGATTCAACGTCTGTCTGGTGAAACCAGCACGACCACTTTGACTTTGGCAAGCACCATTACCAGCACAGCCACCACACTTACCCTAAGTTCGACTGTGGGACTGGCATCATCTGGCTACATCAAGCTGGACAATGAGACCATGTACTACGGCTACATTGACGGGAACACTTTGAACAGTGTGTTTCGCGGGCAAAACAACACCACGGCAGCGGCTCACACCGCCGCAACAGCCGTCTTCGTGCCCCAGCTACCCGCTGTGACTGTGTGGCCGACCCCTGATGGGTCTACCTCATACGAGTTTGTCTACTACCGCATGCGTCGTGTTCAAGACGCTGGCGCTGGTGTGGAGACTGCGGACATGAACTTCCGCTTCCTGCCCTGTGTTGTGGCGGGCTTGGCGTACTACATTGCAATGAAGGTCCCTGAATTGCAAGGACGCATGGACATGCTAAAAGCGGTCTACGACGAGCAGTTCAACCTTGCCGCAGGTGAAGATCATGAGAAAGCGGCCATCCGCCTTGTGCCCAGACAGTCCTTCATCGGGGGGAGCACTCCGTAATGGGTAATCGGTTCTCCTCTGGCAAGTTTTCAATTGCCGAGTGTGATCGGTGCGGGCAGCGTTTTAAACTCAAACAACTTAAAAACGAGGTCATTAAGACCAAGCTGTATCAGATCAAGGTGTGCCCAGAGTGCTGGGACCCCGACCAACCGCAGTTACAGTTGGGTATGTATCCGGTGGATGATCCTCAAGCGGTTCGTCAGCCCCGTCCGGATACGACCTATGTGACTTCGGGTATCAACGTGGGTGGGTTTCCGTCTGGCGGGTCTAGGGATATTCAGTGGGGCTGGAGGCCGGTGGGTGGGTCCAGCTTCTTTGATGTAGATTTAACGCCAAACTACTTGGTGGCAACGGCAAGTGTTGGTACAGTAACGGTAAGCGTAACTTAGGAGCAAACATGGACAAGAAACAAGTCAAGGCTATTGCCGACACCGAGGTGAAGGCGCATGAAAAGCGCATGCACGTCAAGGGCATGAAAAAAGGTGGGCCCACCAGCATGGACCGTAAAACATACGGGAAGAATCTTTCTCGCGCAATGAACCAGAAATCTGGGAGCAAGTAATGGGCAAATTCAGCAAAAAGATGATGGGTAAAGAAGTTGGTTCTGCCAGCGTCTATGCTCAACCGCACACCATGGACGGCAAACCCGGTGTACCTATGCGCCCCAAAAACCCCATCAGCCGCAAAGCTGATTGGACTCCCATGGACGGCGTGAGCATTGGCATCAATGACGAAGTCAAAACCAGCGGCATCAAGATGCGTGGCACTGGCGCGGCCACCAAAGGTGTGATGTCACGAGGCCCAATGGGTTGATGTAACCATGGCACTGACTTATGCTCAGCTTGTAGTCGCTGTCAGCGATTATTGTGAAAACACGTTTGACACAACGGACATGAACACAATGATCAAGCAGGCGGAGCAGCGTATCTACAACACTGTCCAGATTGCAAACCTTCGCAAGAATGTGACAGGAACGCTCACGGCTAGTAATAAGTATTTGGCGTGTCCAGATGATTTCTTGTCTGTGTATTCGCTGGCTATCTATCCAAGCGGCGGGGGGAGCTACATCTACTTGCTCAACAAAGATGTGAACTTCATGCGGGATGCGTATCCCAACCCCGCCACAACGGGTACACCCAAGCATTACGCCATTTTTGGCCCTCAGTCTACCAATGTGAACGAGTTGTCGTTCATTGTTGGCCCAACACCAAACACCGCCTATGGCGCTGAACTGCATTACTACTACTACCCAGAGTCCATTGTGACCGCCTTGACCACATGGTTGGGGGATAACTTTGACTCTGCGTTGTTGTACGGGACTTTGTGCGAGGCTTACACCTACATGAAGGGTGAGCCAGACATGGTTGCATTGGTCAATCAACGGTATGTCCAGGCGATTGCTCTGCTCAAGAACTTGGGTGACGGCAAACAGCGTATGGATGCTTATCGTGACGGGCAAGTTAGGGTATCTGTAGCGTGAGTATTGTCCAAACCCAAACCACCAGCTTCAAAGCGGAGCTTTATCAGGGCATCCATGACTTGACCACGGATGTGATCAAGATCGCCCTGTACACAGCCAACGCCAATTTGAACGAAGACACCACTGTTTACGACAGCACCAATGAGGTGGTGGCTACAGGCACTTATGTGGCTGGCGGTGCAACCATGACCGGCATCACAGTCAGCACATCTGGATACACAGCCTATGTAGGGTTTGACAATGTATCCTGGACAGCGGCCCTGACGGCCCGGTGTGCTTTGATCTACAACTCAACCCAGGGCAACAAGTCGGTGGCGGTCTTGGACTTTGGGTCTGACAAAACATCAGTCACCACGTTCTTAATCACGATGCCAGCCAACACATCAACCACAGCATTGATCAGGAGTTCAAATTGATAGTCACAACCACCAAAGGCGAAATGGATGATTCCTTGCTTGAAAAGCGGGA